TTAGGAAGCGTTATTTTTCTCTTGACTTTTTATCTTTTCCCAATGAGAAAGATCAATATCCCAGATGGATAAATAATCTTCAATATATAAATCGATAATATCTGGACTTAGTTTTTCTTTTTCTCTCATGAGGCGTAATTTATTTTGAATTTGATATAGCTTTAATAATGTCCATTTTTGTCGTGACCATTGCTCTTGATAGGAAAAATGTGATTCGAGGCCAATGGTTAAAGTCAAAAGTGCGCTTGTTATTAATGATAATGTAGATAGATTCATATGCCCATTACTTACACCAACTAAAATAGTAGTCAGAGCAGCGAAAGACAAACTTAGTATCTTAAGTGTATTTGCTTTCCTCTTTGTATTTTTGACTTTTTCTTTCATTTTTAATATTTTTTCATCTACTTCATTCAACAAATAAGTTAAATTATTGTTCATCAGTTACCCATTATTAACATGATTTCGTTTAGATCATTTTCTGAAAATGGCCATTTGTTCTTAAATATTTGTGTTTTTTTATCTACCATAAATAAGCAAAAAACTATAGCAGCACTTTGTTTTATATAACTTCCTGTAATACAGTCTGAATTTATTTTCTCAGCGAAATATTCTTTATAGCCATCATTATCATCTAAATAGGTAAGGTATTTTTTGAATAGTTGATCAGTTAAAGTTTCAAAATATATATTTAATATGTGATATAATATTTTATCTTTTGCTTTCTTGTTGTAGCTCATATTGATATGATAATACATAGATATAGAGTGGTTAGCCCATTTTTCTATTTTAATATTGCTTTTTCTTAGCTCATCCTTTGCTAATAAAAACAACTCATCTGTAGATTCCATCAACGCTATAGTTCTTGCCATTCTTCGTTTAATATCAGAAGATGGCTTAGCTTTGCATTTATATACTGAATCATGTGATACTTCTGCGTATGCATGCTGAAGAAGGGTTCTTACTTGAATTTCACATGGGGTTCCAGTAGGAATTAAGATGTTTTCTCCTATTGATATGGGTTCTAAATTCTTAACCACGTAATGTACAGACTGATAATCAAACAAGTATGGTTTATCTTCTTTTTCTTTTATAAAGTCTCTATCGTCGGAGTATTCCCATAGAGAACAGTCCTCTATAATTTTTTTTATGATAGGAATATCATCTGTGAGGAGAACAACAAATCTTACTCCAACTTTATCTGTTATGTCTTTGTATGGATTTTTATAGTTTTTGGAGCGATAGAAAGCTTTTTCTATTAATGATGATATGTCTTTCATTCTATAAGAAGGTTCTATTTTTAAAATAGATTCCATCTCATTTTCTTTTAATTTATTTTGTATATTTTGAAGAACGAGTTTACCCCAAGAGGAATAGACGTCCTTCTCTCTTTCAAATGTTGCGATAAACTCGTCTATCTCATTCATATCTTAGTTTCCTATTAAATAACCATTTATTTTCACGATAGTAAATTCATCATTTTTTTCGATTATTTTACAGGGACTATCACCATTAACCGAAGGATAGATTATTTTAACTTCGTTGCTGAATTTAAATGTGGAACTTTTTATTTTGCTTCGAATCAATGTGTCATCTTTTTTGAATGCTGAAATTATTGGGTTTTTTTCTTCGCAAAATGAAATGTAATCATCGCGTTTAGCAACTGGAATATATTTCTCTGAGAAGTCATTTGTTCCGATAATTTCAGATTGCTCTGTTTTAATATAAATTCTTAGCGCACTTGAAAGGTCAATTTTTTCTTCGATAGATTTACAATTTTCATTAATATAATCTTCGGTGATTTCATAAAAACTTCTTGTTAATCTTCCTGAATCAGCAGATATGGATAGTCCCAAAAATGTTTTGTAAAAGTAAGCCGCTGCTCCTGAATCATCTTTTGATGTTAAATTATTATCGAATAAAAAAACCTCATACGCATTTTTATTCATAACAGGCAAACGACTTTTCTCAGAAAAGAATGCGACTTTGTAAAGTTTTTGTTCTGGAGTAAGGAACAGATTATTTAAATAACCGATCGTGGCTACATTATCTTTTACAGTAGAAGTAAAACCTTCATGTAGCTCAGCCTTAATTATTGCTACAGCTCTCGTTTTCTTTGTAATCCCATAGGAACATCTTACTACGACCAGAACTCCTTCAGGATGCTTCTTGCTTGTTTGAGCTTTACCAAGTTTGTCGGCGATATCTTTACTTTTAGATACGAAAACTTCCTCACCAGCATCATGCAAGGTATGAATTTTTCCGAGTGGATCATCTTCAACTATGTCCATCTCAATACATTTTGAACCTTTAGACAAAACTTTGGTAAGTCGTTGCTCAAGTGTCAGCTTTGCCTTTCCTGTCAAGGGTATGATGTTGTTTGAATGCTCTACATCAAAATGAGACTGTTGACCGGGTAAATAGATTCTGTGGATGATCAGATCGGTTATGTTTAGATTTTTTAAATCCAGTGGGCCTTTTATCACTGTTTTATCCTTATCAATCACATGGTTAACTGATGAGTTATATTCTCACAGCGCCATAATACCACATTCAATCAATAACATAGGAATACTCCCAAAAAACAAAAACCACTTGCCCAGATTACACTTGCTTTTAAAACTCAATCAGTATGTATTATCTTAAATTAAATGCTGGTTATCTGTACAGTTAAATTGCGATGGGAGCAATATTAATCTGCTGGTAGCTTAACTTCGACTCATACCCTGCTTTGTGTAATAAGTATTTTCACACAGTGCTTTGTAGAGCCATTAGAGACGATATCTTCACGCAGCAATAGCCTTATATTTCTGCACTTGAATATAATCCCCCCACCATTGCATAAGATCTGCTCTTTCGACGAGATACTCTGCACGATTGTAAGCGGCTATAATCTCAGTGCTTTTGGTATGAGCCAAAGCTGATTCAAGAACTTCCGTCCTGAATTTACCGCATTCCTCTGCTGCTGTCCTTGCGATAGATCGCATACCGTGGGCAACCAATTCACCACCTAAACCCATACGGATTAACGCTGCATTGGCTGTTTGCTCATGCATATGGGTCAGCGGAGTTTTTATGCTGGGGAACACCCATTCACGATGACTACTGATAGGCTGCATATTTTCTAATATACGAAGAGCTTCTTTGCTGAGCGGCACCTTATGAGGACGTTTCATCTTCATAAATTCGGGGGGGATGTTCCAGATTTTGTTCTCTGTATCGATGTCAGCCCAACGCGCACGAACAGCCTCTCCGGGGCGAACCCAAGTAAGCAATTGCCATTCAATCAGCATACGTGTTTCCAGCCGTATGGAAGCATTAGCCAGTGCAGCCATAAATCTTGGTAGTTCGCTGGGGGGAAGGGCGGGCATATTTTGCTTTTTAGGTTTACTAAAACGCTGACCGAGATTATCAGCAGGATTAAACTCAGTAAGTTCTTCTGTCGCTGCCCAGCGGAAGATTTCATTCAGGCGGGAAATGATTCGGCGCAGGGTTTCCAATACACCGCGTTGCTCAATGGGGTCAAGATGCTGCTTCAATAACTTAGGCCGGATCTCTTTGATAGGAACATTGCCTAATCCGGGGAAGATATTTCGTTCAAGACTACGCCAGATGTCTACTGCATGGTCTTTGGATATACCAGATGTCTTTACCTTCTCATCTAACCACTTTCGAGCAACGGCTTGGAGCGTGTGCTCAGTAGCATCCTTTAATGCATTAGCCTTATCGTTGTTATGGACTTGTGGATCGATGCCATTGGCAAGTAAGGATAGGTATTCATCCCGCAAAACTCTTGCTCTTGCTAACGTGAGGTGGGGGTAGGTTCCGAGGCTTACCTTTGTTCGCTTTTTAGTTACTGGCACTGCATACCTGAAATACCAATTTTTCTTTCCACCCCTTGAGAGGGGGGCGATTCTTAGCATTAAGCCATCACCGTCAAACAAGTTGATTTCTTTGTCTGAAGGTTTAGTGCTTTTGATTTCAGTATCCGTGAGTTTTTTGCGAGTTTTGCCATTTTGGGACCCTCAAGTTTTGGACCCTTTGTGTTGGGTCCCAAGGAGGGTGCCATAAGTAGTGGTTTCTAGCAATTCTCGGTAGACTACTATAGACGTAAAAAAGCCCGCAAGGCTGGTTCCAAGAGGGCTTAGTAGACTTTACTATACTTCGGTAAAACTAAAAGTGGTGGAGCTGGGGGGATTTGAACCCGCTCCAATAATAGATTTAATAAATTGATTAATAATGATTTTATTTTATGTAGCTTTATACTGGTGCATTTTACGTGCATATTGATGTCTTATTTGCGTCTGTTTCCCGTCCTATATTTAGTCATATTTAGTTACAGGCGTTATAGAAATTAATTCAGTTTCCTATGTGGGAATTGAATTGGCGTCCGGCATTTCCATCATACTCGGCTAAATAAGATCCATAATGACGGAATAGCATCTCCGGGCCTTTATGCCCCATCTGTCCAGCTAGCCAGAATAGGTTTGCGCCTTGGCTAATATGCATCGTGGCGAACGTGTGCCTTGTCTGGTAAGGATTGCGGTATCTGATGCCTGCCTTCTTCAAAGTAGGTAACCATGCCTTTTTCCTGATAGCGTCAGCACCAGACCATGGCTCACCTTTTTTCGGGTCCTCGAAGATAAATTTACTGCGTAAAAAGGTAAATGGCTTTTGCTCTGACAGCGCTTTTAGTGCCTCAGTGTCTAGCTCAACTTTCCGAGTGCCGGCCTTTGTTTTTGTGCCTTTAATTATACCCACCACACTCGCAGATTTAACGTGTGCAAAACTACCTACAAAATCGACATCGCCCCATTGTAAGGCACATAGCTCAGAGCTACGCATCCCTGTATGAAGAGCAAATCTAAATAAATTTTCCCATTGCTTATTGCCTGCGCCACGATATAACGCACTGACCTCATCTGGCGATAATGGATCTACTTCATATACAGGCTTATCATTAGCGTGTTCGGTTTGATATCTGGCGGCGCTGATCTGCGATACTGGGTTAATTTCTATCAGTCCATCAGTAACAGCCTCATCAATAGCACTACGCAAAAATGACAGATGGTTTCTGATGGTTTTCAGAGTGGTGGTTCTTTTCTGTATCCAGTTCTTCAATATTGCAGGCGTCAGATCGGTGACTGGGATCTTATGCATCACTGATAGTGCAGCGCGGCATTTCTTATAGCCAACAATAGTTGATGGTGACAAACCCCGACTTTCGCAAATTAAAAGATATTCATCCAAATATTCCTTTATTGTTCTGGTTAACTTGACGCTACCAAATAAGGATAACTTTTTTGATTTAGGAAAATAATCAACATAAATAAATTGATTGGAAGCGATGTTATTTTGTATTTCACCTAATAACCGTTCTGCATATTTTACAGTTTTATTATTCACCTCCATTAAAGGGAGGGATTCCCTGCATAGAATCCCTTTATATGTGAAAGTGATAACCAGAGTTTTACTTGCTTTGTATTCTCTGATAGTTACTCCTCGGGGGAGTGGTAATAATCCTTGTTCTTTCTTGCCCATTTCGCAACCTCGGTTAAGTCAATCCACCTTTCTTTTACGCCATCGACTTTTAATACATGGACCCCCTCCAGCCATACTCGCCTTTGTATCCTTTTGTTAATGGCATCCAGAGATTCTCCTGACTCCCGGCAGTAGGCTGTGATGGGTACGCAATCAAGATTTAACATTATCTCCCCCTTGCTTATCTGTAGGGTAAAACATTGGTGAACACTCTGACGGATATCCCGCCTTTCGGATCGCTATAGAGCACATGACAATGGCAGCGTTGAAATGGTTCGTTTTCGAGGCTGTTTAATCGGCGTTATTGTCACTGGTGCTACCTTTGGTCTGGCTGGTGGTGCTTCATTTATCCCGTTCCGAATGCGGTATTTTTCCCGCATCTTCCAGTTCAACCATTTTGTCCAGTCGCGACCATCATCTATCCGCACCGTGGCCCGCACTTGGGTATCGTTGATATCAGCCTGTTTACCCATTGGTACCCACCTTGCGATATCCGGCGTCATAGAGCATTTCAAGGTATTGTCGAACGCTGGTGGTATCTGGCGCGTTGACGTACATGACGTGCATTTTATCGACCGCTACATCTCGTTCAGTGGCTTCTTGTGCAGCAATGCTTTCATCCAAACGGTAACCGGCTGCCAATACCGCCTTGGCAATCTTCCCCGGAAGTGGGTTCATCGAGTAGAATTCATCGACCAACACTCCAAGCTCAAATTTAAGCAACTCGTCTAAATTTTCCGGCCAGTGCTCAGCCGGTACGGAATCCAAGCAATAGTTACAGATGATATCCATCGATAAACAGGTGACTTCATGGTCATTGCGCTCTGGCTTCCGGTAGTGGGCGGCCCAGATAGCGGTTGTGATATCACCCGGATCACTGCCAGCAGCCTTGATGATGTTCGCCAGTTGGAAAATGTTATCGCTCACTGCGCACCTCCAACGTCATTGATTGCATTCTCAGCCTTGCCCGATGGTCACAAGCAAGGAATGCAGCTCGAGGGAAGTAGCGCTTCATTTCCTCAATCAGGTATTCGCAATGCGTTTCACGGCTTTGTTGAGTCGCTTCTTTCTCCTGCTGACGGAGAAGGGCGAGACGAGCAGTGATTCGGCGTCGTGTGCTTTTCCATGATTCCAGTGCGTACTTTGCGCGGTGACGCCATCCAGCATCATTATCGGTGGCTGTTTTCAGCCGGCGCTCAATTTCAGTTATCGAATCCTCGGCGGCTACCAGCGCCTTAAGGTGGTCTGTAATACTGATCAAGCCGTCAAAATCTATCGGTGGATTTCTCATTGCGCAGCCTCCCGAGCCACAAGTTTATAAGCCCTGAGCACCGCCGTAGAGCGACCGGAAAGCACGGTTTTCATGAAGAATGATCCGGTTCGGTGTGGGCTGACATCTACCAGAAGCAGCACCTTATCTACCACACGGTTATGCTTCCTAAATTCAAATATCGTGCTGGTGATGGTGATGCTGGCCACTGCGCCAAAGTCTTGATAACCGAATTTCATGACCAAACCCCCTGTAACCAAATCACCATACCCAGCCACCCAAAGAAGCCCGCCGTTGCCCCAATGCCGCCGAGGGTAGAGAAAAACAGCGTCCACATAACCAACTCAAATACCTTTTTCATTGAGCACCTCTTGGCAGAGTTCAAAGGCGTTTGAATGCAGTGGCATAATCACCAGGAATGGATTTCCGTAGAAGTGGTTAGTCGCTGGATCGAGTAGTAACTGACAGGGTGCTTCTTTTCCGTAAGGCTTGAATTTCACAGGGCCAAAGCCGTGACGGAACATCAGGTAAGGCAATGCCAGTAGTTGAGCATTGAACATCGGCATTTCGTCGCATGGTTCCGGTTCAGCGGGTAATAGCTTGCTAAAATCGGGGTATTTGCAATCGAGTAGTTCCAGCATGTTTGAACAAATTGGCTTCTCGTTTTCATCGTAATGGACTGCATACCAGTTACTGCCGTCAGCGATAATCGCGGTTATTTCGGCATCGGCGGCTTCGTCAGGAATGTCGCCATCAAAGATAAACACGCCATCAATATCATTACCGACTTCACAACCATGCTCCATCATCACTAGCGCACGACCATCAGTAGCCTTGATATGGGTTGGGGTGATGTACACCCCTTTCAGGTATTCGCGGGTTTCGCTCTCTCCAGCGACACAGAACAGGGCGGCGCGAAGGATATCAGTTGGAATAAACATTATTCGTCACTCCTTAGTGCAGGTTCTTTGTTGGCTCTACTTCGCCTCGGAAAAGAGCGTTAACGCCCTCAATGAATACGCTGTCGATAAAATCACGCATCCACGTAGAGCTGTTCTGCGCCTGATTTAATCGGTCGCCCATATAGAACTTCATGACGGCGACATAACGTTCGGTTGGGCGCTCTTCCAACAACACGGTTTCAATCTGGTGCTGGAGTAAGGTTTCAATAATCTGCTGGTCTATTTGCATAATGATCTTCTCGTGCTTGAAAATAGCCCCACCTTGCATATCGCTACCAAATCGACGCTTGCATTCAACCAGATAGGCCAAGGCTTCAATTGAGCGAACCTGTTTGCAGTAAAGCCCTGCAAACTCCTGAAACTCGCTATCGGTGAGTGGTTCCGCTGGACGAGTGAGACACCCATTTATCAGCCAGTCTGGTACATCAATACCCGAAGCTTTGACGTGCTCGATAAGCTGCTCTCTATCCATATCTTTAAGGTTCATATCTGTTTTATTCCCTTTAGTGAGTGGCTTTTTCATACTTCTGGTTTCCCTTTGTATTTCGCTTGCTCAGAGCACCGCTGTGCATTGGTGGCACATATCCCCTGAACCTCTATTGACGGTGCGCGAGGTAATGCGTCACGCCAAGCACATGCAGCACGGCGATAGAGCCCTTTAGCTTCAAGCGCGGTTGCTTGTTCGGCTCTTTGGGCGTAATTGCTCATTTCACTTCCCGTATGTCGCCGGTGGCTGGTTCGTCAGATGCTGTAACAAACCCATCAATTAACCGGTCAACAAGGGCGTGACCGCTCTGGGTGAGTCCACCAAACTTTTTGACGCAATCCTTATAGGTTTCAACAATCGACTCACGAGCTTTGGTCTTTCCTAATGATTCAATAATGACCAGCTCAAACATTTCTAATGCGCGCGTTAATACCTCTGTCGTTAATTCAATTGTTTGCACCATCCCTTTAGGTGACCTTTTAATTACGCAAGTGCTGCCGGTATTCCGCTGCAATGAATCCAGCTTTGCGGCTACCAGTCGGTTGCGATATCTGCCAATTAATTCAAGATTGCTCATATTCGAATTACCTTATTTTTCGGCCTTTAGGTGTGGGGAGTCCTAACCCGAAGGCCATAGTTAATATTTTTTAGCTATTACTTAATTAATAAGGTTTGGTTTTCATCAGCTCAATATGCTGGCTTGACCATTTCTCATATTTCTTTTGCCATTTAAGTATTTCGCGTTGCTTGGCTAATAAGCGGCGAATGCGACGCATACAGCGCGAGTGGGCAATAATATAATCTATAGTATGCTCACCGCGATTATGTGCAATCCTGCCGTCTTCAAGTGTTGTGTAGGTTTCGCCTACGCGAGAAAGAATACCCGCTCGTTTAAATACTTTATCGGTCATATAGAAAGCCATATACCGAATAGCAGTGTTACGGCTAAAGCATTTCTTGCGGCGACCGTGACGTTCAGCAACATAAATTGGTGATTGCTTTAATTGGATGCCGACTTCAATACCACCATCATCAATCATGCAAATTTCATATTCGGTAAAGCGAGATTGGTCTATTTTATCGAGCTTCATTTTTAGTGGCTCCTGATTTCTTGGCTGTAAATAACGCGGCCTATAATCATAATTTCTACACGATCATTGCTTGTTATTTCGAAACTTTGATAGAACCGATTAGACGGTAGAATCCAAATATTATTACGGATGAACTGGAGCCGCTTAATCATGAAAATACCGTCAAGAAAGAAAGCAAATATTCCATCCTCTAAATAACGCATTGGTGTTGTATCTATAATGACCTTATCGTTACACTCAATTTCACCTGTCATTGTGTCGTCGGGCATTACTACCATGAATTTGTTTTGCTCAACTGGAGTAAACAGGTTCAGGTTAAATTCTTTGTTATACTTACTAACTGGTGCATTAATGTTACGTAAGGCGGACATAGATAAATTATTCATTTTTGCCGCCCTTACATTTCTCATAATCGTAATCGGCTAGCTTACTATTAGCTGCGATCATCACTTCTGGAACATCATCTAATAACGTTATGATTGCGCCGATCTTGTCAGATACATCGTTCTTGTTGCTTGTGGCAAGTTCAAGCCACATTGCCAAGACCGCTTGCGCTTGCTTTACCCGACAGGTGACATCTTCCAATTGATTAGATTTCATGGTCAGCTCCTTCTCTAGTTATTCTGGCTGCTGTTGTTTTGGCAACATCGATAACATACGCATCAAGGTCATTTGCTAACAAAGCACCGCTAACAGGATCGCCTCGGAGAATTGCAGCACAATCTATTATTGCGGCTATGTCGTTTAGGATATTTGCTAAGTCTAAGCTGTTTAATTTAGTCATGATTAGCCACCCGTTGCGCTTGTTCTTCTCGTAACCACCCGCCAGCATGAGCCGTTAGTTTTGCTAATAGGCTTGCAATGGCTGAGACGTCACCACTCTGTAATTCATGGGGATAGCTCTCAAGTAAGAGACAAACCAATTCGGCCTGATACGCCATCTCTTCTGCTTTCTCTAATGTGATTTCATGCGCCATGATTCACCTCACGAACGTTTGCAATTGCACGGCTGTGTTCGAACCGATATTCACCTGTAGATATATCAACAAAAGTGCAGATGTAATTTCCACGAGAATCACCAAGGCGAGGCATTGGACACTCGCACTTAATACCGTAAGCCAGCTTCAATAAATGATTGGCAACTTCCCAACCATAACGAGACTGATTTTCTCTGGCGTACGATTGCGCATTCAGCAATTTGCGTTTACTGATAAGAATGATAGAATCCGCTTCAACCTTATTAAGACCATCGCAGGCATTATTTAAGGCTAGGTTCTGGTTTCGTTGGCGCGGTACCAGAACCGAACTAACACGATTAGATAAGTTATTCATTCTGCCCTCTCTGTATTATCTTGCTTATGGCATTCAATTTGATAATTAAGTGCCGCCGCCAGTCTTGGGTAAGTGCTTATAATGTCAGCGGCTTCCTTATTTGTTTTGCTAGGGTCAGTAAAAAAATCAACAATTACAAATTCAGTACCTTGTTTTTTATAAATTGCATGTTCAATATTTTCAGCAAGGTTTGTTGCTAGAAAAAAGTCAGCGCTAATTGGTGATCTGCTCAGATGCACGCTAAATGGATAATCGGCTTTTTTTAGCCTTTCAATTACAGATTGGAGTTCATTCATAATTGACCTGCTGAGTAGTGTTTAAAATTAAATTAATCTTCGTCGCAGTTACATTCACTAGCTTCTACTACATAGTCAGCAAGGTCGTTTGCGATGTTAAATTTAGCTTCCAATCCCGCCTTGATTAAATCAGCAAAGGTATTGGACATTATTAACATTTTCGGGGTCTTTACGTTTTCGCTATTAAACTTCATATCTAATTCAGCACCATCATTGTGATTAGTGATGGTAATTGTGATTTCTACTTTCTCGGTCATATCTAATTACTCACTTGGCTGGTTTCGTTGTTTGCTGATGTCATGATATTCACGTAACGTGACAGATAAGTCAAACACGAAATGTGTGTGATTTGATTTTTATTTTGTTGCCATTGATTTTATTGCTAATTTATTTAGAGCAAGTTGACCACGAGTTGTGTTCAAGCGAAAAAAAACCGGCATTAGCCGGTTTATTAAGAGTGTTAATTTTTATCCAAATAGTTCATCAGGCCATTGCGACTTGATTACTTTACCAAGGATTCTGCAATTCTCATTACAAGAGATGAGGTCAAATTTAGGATTCAATGGTTCTAGATAAGGTTTTCCGCCATCAACGATGAAACGTTTGAAGGTGAAGTCATGATTATCTAAACTCGCGATGCAAAAATCTCCTGCCTGAACGCTTTCATCGGGGTCAATCAATATTAGTATCCCCGCAGGAAAACTAGGTCGTGCGCCTTGAGGTGCTGTCATTGAGTGCCCTTCGACTTCAAGCCAAAATGCCTTGTCGCTAGCTTTCTTGGTAGTCGCGACCCATGCAATAGCATCCCTTTCAGTGAAAGATCTATCTTCTGTCGAAAAATGGCCCGCCTGAACTTTACTAAATAATGGGTATTCATACCTTGACGACTGTATTGAACCGCCGACACCAAATAGCAGTTCCGCTGGTGCAACCTCTAAGGCTGCCGCGAGAGTGATGGCATCATCAGCACTAATGTTTCTGAGACCCAGCTCGTAATTACCAATACGAGATGCAGACGACCACCCGATCTTTTTGGTTAGTCCTTGCTGACTTAATCCCCTGGATTCACGGAGCGCCTTTAATCGCTCTCCAATAATTTCTTGTGTACTTTTCATGGACACCTTATATCACGATGCGTGGTTATTGTATACCAACGTTTTGTGGTTGACTGGTATTCACAAAGCGTGTGTAATGAGGTATTGCATATAAGGAGTTGCCATGAATAACATTTCTATTTACAGGAAGAATCTCAAAATAACCCAACTAGAACTTGCGAAGGCATGTCAATGGAGCGGTTCACGATTAGCTAATTATGAGATTGGGCTTCGTACACCCGGACTTAAGGATTGCCGCATCATTGTTTCTGCCCTTAATGAGCTGGGAGCTGAATGTGTTTTAGATGAAGTTTTCCCCGATGCAGCACTATCACAAGACTAACCCACAACAGGAGGCAGTGATGAATAGTGCAATCAGAACTTTCGATTTTACTGCAAACACTGGCGATTTACTGGCGTCGGTTCGTGCTGTAGTGATTAACCAGTCACCGTGGTTCTTTGCTATTGACGTGTGTCAGGCGCTTGAGTTAAGCGATACAAATAAAGCGCTACTATCGGTTGATGACGAAGATATTCGTGAACACGAACAGTATTCGGGTTCAGGCCGAAAGCCTCTACTGGTCAATGAGTCCGGTCTTTATTCACTGATTCTCAAAAGTCGTAAACCAAAAGCTAAGCGCTTCAAGCGCTGGATCACGTCTGAGGTATTGCCATCCATTCGCACCACTGGCTCATACAGCCTCACGCCATCCAATGACCTTCCTGACTTCTCTGATGAAGTTGCGGCTGCTCGTGCGTGGGCTGACGCAAAGGAAGCAGAGAGAAAGGCTGTGGGCTACGTGCATCGGCAGGCGAAATATATTTTGCATCTGGAAAACCTCTTCAAAGCAGGCATGACGCCGAGCCAGTTCTGTAAGCAACTCAATGGTGTCAACGTTCAGCAGGTCACCGCATTCCTTGAAGAACATAACTGGCTGTATGACGAGCGCCCAGAGTCTCGCCGTCCAGCGTGGCGAGTGAAAGCCTACGCGCGGGATCTTTACCTCACGGAGCGCCGCCATTTGGTAGAGCCTGATGAGCATGAGAGCTTCGACGCCTTCACTCCTGTGCTACTTCGCAAGGGTGCTATCTGGATTTACCGGTATTACCTCAAAGGCAGCTTGCCGATGAAAAAGAACTGGAACGGTCAATTCACCCATGACAAAGAACTGGCAGGTGCCGCATGAACGGTAAAATCTATTTTTCCCCATCAAGTTTCGTTTTCGAATACCCGTTCGATAACCCGCTACAGCGCCTGATTATGATGCGCATCTTATCCAATGGCAGTTGCGATGGTGAGGGTGAACGAATTTTCGATAATGATGTTCTTAGTCAGTTCTGCTGCTGTTCCAGGCAGGCGATGTTCAAAGAAGTAAAAAACCTTGAGCGAGCTGGGTGTCTGAAAGTCCGAAAAATTGGAGCGCTCACCACTGATCTAAAGGTTCGCCTTGAGTCAGCCCGTGGTTACACCATCACCCCGAAATTGGGGGGTTAGTATGAGTATCACCACTCCCACACCAACCGTAACGGCAATTGGCAGCATAAATATCAGCGGGAACGTTATTCCCGCCAATTGGTGGCGTCATGTTGTGCTGCCAAGTGGTAAGCCAGACAGTACCGCCATCATGCTGCTTTCTGACATTGTTTACTGGTATCGACCTGTAGATGTTCGGGATGAAAATAACGGCGTCCTTGTTGGGCAGCGCAAGCGTTTTCATGGGGACAAATTGCAGCGAAGTTACCAGGCATTTGCTGATCAGTTTGGTTTTTCCAAGCGTGAAACTACTGACGCACTAAAGCGCTTACGTGGCGCAGGTCTGATTAATCTTGAGTTGCGCACGGTTCAGACTCAAACCGGCGTAACGCTAAGTAATGTCCTGTTCGTTGAGCCTGTGGCGGAGCGTATCGCTGAGATTACTACCCACGTAGAAGCGGAACAGGTATTACGTTCTGACGTAACCCCTCCTACGTTGAAACGGAACACCCCCCTACGTTCTGACGTAACCCCTCCTACGTTGAAAAGTGAGACGTATACAGAGATTACTACAGAGACTACACATACAGAGATCACTACAGAGAACACAAACACACTTGCACCATCTGGCGATGATGCCCCTGCTAAGCGAATTAAAAACGATTATTCAGCAGAATTCGAAACAGCGTGGGCCAATTACCCAAAACGCGAGGGGAGCAATTCTAAACCCGCTGCGTTCAAGTGCTGGAATGCCCGAATCAAAGAGGGGGTAGCCAGTGAGGTTTTATTGGCAGGGGTAGAGCGCTACGCCAAGTTCTGCCAAGCCAAAGGCCAGACCAACACCGCATATGTCATGCAGGCTACACGCTTCTTTGGCCCTGGCTGTGAGTATGAAAACACATGGTCAGCTATGGCGCCACAGTCAACCAGCAACCACAGACAAAACACGCATGCCGGGTTCGCCAGTCGCGATTACGGCGCAACTACAGCCCCATTCATGGCGAGGTTTAACAAATGATCAACGGCATGCCCACTATCTGGGAGCAATCCATGCGGGAACTGAACAATAAAGCCCGCGACCTTGAAGCTGAACTGAATTTTTCCTCTGGCATTATCGCCACTGAGGATCGCCACTTCACCAGAGGTTTTGATGAAACACAAAATTGTCCTACACACGGTAATTACACCAGTATTGGCCTGACCTGCCAGTTTTCGGATCGCGTTGTTGAGCGCCGATCTCGTTGCCCTGACTGTATTTCGGATGAAATTAATCAGGTGGGCGGGCAAATCCAAGATATGCGGATCAAGCGACTGACCGCCGAGGCCCATATCAGCCCACGGTTTGAGCATTGTAATTTTGATAACTATCAGCCCGTCAACGAGAAAGCCGCCAGCAACCTTGAGGTTTGCAAGAGCTACGCTACGCACTGGCCTCAGGTGAAAGAATCGGGTACCAGCTTGCTACTGTGTGGTTCGTGCGGAACAGGTAAGAACCATCTGGCGGTTGCCATGACCAAGCAAATCATCAACGAGCACCAGGATAGCGTTTTACTGACCTCCGTAATGCGCATCACTCGCGCCATCAAGCGTACATGGCAAAAGGACTCTGAGAACACAGAAGATGATATTTACCACCTGTACAGCTCGTTGGACTTGCTGATTATCGATGAGGTCGGTGTCCAGTTCGGCAGCGAAGCAGAGAAGCTGATCCTGTTCGAAATCATCAACACACGGTATGAGAATTTCAGGCCAACCATTCTGATAAGCAACTTAACCGTTAGTGAGCTTACCGACGTTATCGGGGAGCGCATCGTTGACCGGATGAGTGAAGGTGGTGGGGCAACACTGGTATTTAACTGGGACAGTTTCCGCAAGGATGGCGCGGTATGACACACGAAGAAATTGAAGGCGCGGTGATTGGGGCGCTGTTGTTGCGTAATTTGGATGCATACCCCCAGACGTTCGACGTGTTTTCTACGCTACCGGTGGAGGCATTCGGTACCCGACAATATCGCGATATTTATCGTGAAATTATGCGGCAGGCACTGAGCAAGAATGTGATTGATCCAGTGCTGGTGGGTGAAGCCTTGGGCGGCGAGTATCAGGCGATCATGTCCGCATCGGTAAAACTCTCATGGGCGATCGCCAATCTGGAGCAGTACGCCTCGCTGGTGGTGAAGAATCATTTCATTCGCAGTGCTGAAGAGGTGGTAGCCAATGCGATAACGGCGTTAGACGGCGCACGAACTGGCGACGAGTCTATGACTGCCATTGCTGAGTTACGTGAAAGCCTCCAGCACATGGAGCTGAACTCGGGTGAACTGGTGGCCGTTCATATTAATGATCTGCTGGCGGGGGTAGAAACCCGATTAGAAGAGAGGATGGCTGGCATAGGTGAAGGGCGCACACTGCTGACGGGTATTGAAGAGTTAGACGCTTTAACCGGTGGCTTTGATCTGACTGATTTGGTGCTAATAGCGGCACGGCCATCGGTAGGTAAGACAGAGTTTGCGCTCAACCTGATGGATAAAATTACCGAGCTAGGCGGTGGTGTACTGCTGTTCAGCATGGAAATGTCAGGCATCCAGATAGCGGAACGGCAAGTTGCCGGTGCAGGTGGCTTATCCACTTCCAAACTTAAATCTCCAGCACAATTGGAGGATGAGGATTGGGCCAGAATATCAGCGGGTATCGGTCGTATGGTCAACCGGCCTATTTGGGTTATTGACGCTAGCGAGTTAACCCTTGAACAGATCAAGCAGTCGGCCATAGCCCATAAGCGCAAGCACCCTGAGCTAGCCGCTGTCTTTGTTGATTACCTTGGGCTGATATCGGTTAACGAGCGCCAGCGCCATGATATCGCCGTTGGTGAGGTATCTAGTGGTCTTAAGGCATTAGCCAAGCGCAATAAAACCCCCGTTATAGCATTAAGCCAGTTATCCCGAGGTGTAGAGCAGCGCATGAACAAGCGTCCTGTAAATGCCGACTTGAAAGATTCCGGCAGCATTGAGGCTGACGCTGATTTGATCATGATGCTGTATCGCGACGAACTCTACGACGAGAACAGCCCCGCCAAAGGTATTGCAGAGATTAACCTGACCAAAAACCGCAACGGCCCACAGGGGGTAATTTATCGTCAATTCCGTTACGGTCATTTTATGCCAATCAATCAGGAAGAAGCCGCACAGCGCAGCCAGCAACAACCGGAACAAAAGACCCGAAAATACTCAACCATGCACAAAATTTAAAGAGAGGGCGGCACAGTGAAACTAGAATCAGCAATGAAACAGTTCAGCGCCAAGAGCCAGATGATTACCGATTCTTCCCGCGCGACCTCTTCCGATTCACTTAAGGGACCGGATTTAGCTGCTGCAATGGGAATGGTTGAAGCTCGAGCCAGTTTCGGCATGGCTGCATATCTTGGCAAGGTGGGTATTAGCAAAGAGGACAAGGTAAGAACCGTTGAACAGCTTACACAGTTCGCCATGAAGAATGCCCCGAAACATGTTGGTAAAGCATCAGGCCGCCGAATGGCTCAATGCATGGTTATTCTGGCTAAATTTGCCTACGAGGAATACAGCAGTTCAGCAGCGACCACCACCACATGTAAACACTGTAAGGGGAAGAGGCTGATTTACAGCATTCAAAAAGTGACTAAACACCCCGGATGCGGTGAGAAAACAGAGGCATGGATAGAAGAAGAGCTGGTGGGCGAATTGTGCAATCCCTGTAACGGAAAGGGCAAAATCTCCCATCGTTGCCGCTGCAATGGAACGGGTAAGGTGCGTGACCTTGAGAAATCCAAACGGCTTGGCGTGCCAGTTGAAAAAGAGTGTGAACGCTGCTCAGGAATTGGATACAAACGGACACCCTCAACAACAGCTTACAGAGCGATTACAGCGTTACTTCCAGAACTCACCCAATCATCTTGGTCGCGTAATTGGAAGCCGTTCTATGCGTCGTTGGTGGCTAAATGTGACATTGAAGAGAGTTATGCAGAAGATGAGTTCCAGCGGATTACACGATAACGACATGATTGTGACTAATGGCGACAAGTTTTTAATATATCGCTTGCATTTTGCATAAAGTTGGCGTAATTTCTCTAAATCATGGGCGTTTCTGTAGATGAGCGCCAAGGAAAATTATCAAGACCTCGCTTCGGCGGGGTTTTTTGTTTCAGTATTCACTGCTAGTTGGGTATACTAATTGCGAGGTATGCTCAGATTAATATGTTGGTACGCACTATCGATTATTAAAAAACTGAGCATATTTCACTTGTACGCAGTGACGGCCGGGAAAGACCGGCAACCCCCTAAAAATTATTAATCTTGGTATCAATTTGTATTGGAGCATTTCCACAAGACATATATATACTCCTAGTAATGATGGTAGATACTAGGAGATGAAGCATGTCAGACGTTACATCACATATAACGCTTGAAATATTGGCGCTAAAAAAGATAGTTTCAGCGTTTTATTGCACGCTAGGTCCTTCAGAACGAGCGAGACTTGATGTCATGCTAATGGACAAAAGCTCTCTAGATGGGGAGATTAAGTCGCCGTCATTGCAGCTAGAAATTCAAGATAAAATTAATAAAATCCTGCTGTAGAGTGACTTAGTTGTGATGTCACTGTCGAGATAGTTCGATTAATTATAAAGCCCTGGTATTTACTGGGGCTTTTTGCATTTTAGAGGTATGCGGTCAGCACATTGGTAGGTGTTGACGCCGGAACCGTAACCGGCTTCAAAGAGTCCTCGCCATCGTGCGGTTTTTTGTTTATGTATCTACCTCTAATTGGGTATACTGATTTTGAAGTATGCTCAGGCTGACATCCAGGGTCATCTGTCCAAAAGAAGCTGAGCATATTTCATCTACAATGAAAACTGACAGCCGGGAAAGACCGGCAACTATTCAAGCCCTTGAGTTAATTGCTCACGGATTTATGGTTTTGTGAGTCATGCCCACTGTAAAGGTGGTTATGTTTAAGGTTTGTTTATAATTGCAATGTAAATTATTCAGTGCTGTGATAGCTACCTTGGTGCAAGGATTGCATTATCATTGATACGGTTGCAGGGTTAACTATCACAGCCCCGAATTTTAAAGCCTCGGTTAATCGCCGGGGCTTTTTGCATTCTACATTCGCATGGGTACTGGATTGGTTAATCCAATCGTTGTGAAACAGTATCCAGCCGAATGTGGTGAATGCGCATGCTAAAGCGCCGCAATACTGGAGATGAAGTGACCGTGCAGGCTGGCAAAACTCCAGCAGACGGCCTGCAAGGGAGAGTGTAAAACCATTCCCTGATACACGGAGTAGCGCAGTGAGAGTCTGACATATCCGAGATTAGCGCCGGACACCACATACCAACTTTTAAGGCTCACTTCGGTGGGCCTTTCTCGTTTTAGCCCATCAGTCACCCAATCAACTCCACACACATTACTCCGCATGAGTGGCTGCACTGGTGGGCTAAATACTAGTAACTAACAGAGGCCGAATAAGATGGCTGGCAAAAAAATAAAAAGCACCATCGAGACACGGTGCTTGAGCTTAAGTCAGATTTCAAAAATTTACAGCGTTAGTGCTTCTCAGATGGATGGATTGCCGATGATGACTTTTCAACCGTCTCAATGTTTCTTTCCAACTCAGTTATCAAAACGCGGGCCATGTCTGGAGTAATACCAAAAAATTGAGTTTCTTGCGCTTCTTCCAGTGGTTGAGTTGGTGAAGTAAGAAACTGAAGTTTGAATACCAGTGCGTCATAGCCCGGCAGAGGACCAACTTTCCATCCCGCTACAGGGAATACGGGAATATCGTCTTTCTTAGACATTAGATTTCCTTCTTGGTTGATTAAGCACTACCAAGATACCACTCTCGCCTGCTGTGGATAAATAACAGACAAATAATTGTGAGGCTGCGCTATTGCGTGGCCTTTTTTATTTCTACTACACGCCCAGCCCATATGGGGAGGGGGAGATATGAAAATGCATAACAACCCTGACCTCATGGACATCATCACTAGATGGATAGCAGCTCATCGTCTCGAATTTGGCTATGGCACTATCGCTGGGATTATTGCTTGGTTACGTGGGCGGTATAACGAGAAGCCATTTCGACGCTGTTTTTTAGATGCGCTGATGTGCGCCGCCATAGCGTTTGCAGTGCGGGACGTTCTTGATTTTTTCGGGTTATCGACAGACCTCGCCTATATATCGAGCGTCATTATTGGTTATCTGGGTACAGATTACTTATCCAGCTTATTTAAATGGAAGGTAACAGGCAGGCCGATTGAAGAAGGGAAGGACAATGACAAGTAATTTCAGGTTCAGTCAGCGCAGTGAGAACAACCTCAAAGGCATTAACCCAGACCTATTAAAGGTAGTTCGCCGTGCGTTAGAGATTTCAGCCGTCGATTTCAGCGTGATTGAGGGGCTACGCACAATAGAGCGGCAAAAGGAGCTGGTGGCCACTGGCAAGAGTCAGACCATGAATAGCCGTCATATCTCTGGCAATGCTGTAGACCTATTCCCCGTAGGTGGTGACTGGAATAACTATAAGTGCTGGTTGCCGGTATTGGATGCTATGCACTGCGCTGGTAAAGAGCTGGGCGTTAAGTTGCGTTTTGGTATCACCTGGACAGATAACCCGAATGACAAGCCAGCGAAGTTCTTGGATGCCCCTCACATTGAGATACCCGCATGAAAGAAACCCTATTGAGATTGATAGCCGTCGCACTGACGATTTCAGTTTTAGTCGGCGGCGGGTACTGGTGGGGCAGCGACAGCAAAAATTCGGAATGGTCACTTAAGTGGACTAACCGCGACAAATCAGACCTGGAAGCAGAAAAAGCCGCTAAAAAGAGTGCT